ATTATAGATAATAAATTAATTATTCCAGAAAATACCAATTTACTTAATAATTTGAATGATTTGAATGATTTAAATAATATCGATTCTTTAAGTGCTTTAAGTAATTCAACAAATAATAACGACGATGAACAAAAACCTAAACTAAATATTCTTCTCAGAGGACATATAAGAACAGGATTTAAAGACTCGCATCTATTTGATTTTATATCTCTTCTTGATAAATTCTACAATATTCATATTTATATACGCACATGGACATATACTGAAGCAAATAGAAGTTGGAGGAAATTAAATCCATCAACAAAACAACATGTCTCAAAATCTGTTATAAGTAGGTATTTCAAACATCTTGCTGGTAAAATAGTTTCAATAATTATTGATGATGATAGCAAAATCAAAGATAAACTTGTTGGTAAAACTATATTTAAATGGAAAGCATGTTTACCGTTAATATGTTGGAAATTTATGTGGTATGGACAACATGTCGGAATAAATTCTCTCTCGAATGCTACTAATACTAAAAAAGAGTACGTATTGAATACACGATTTGATATATTTAACGTAGTTTATAATAATTTGGATCATAGTCCATCAGCATTCAACAATTACTTAGCAATGATATCATTATGTATGGATAATAATAATGATATCAGATTTACATGCCCTCATAATGTATGTGGAATAGATAATTTTTATATAGGCAAAGTTGAATGTGTTCGAACTTTAATAGATGAATTTCACTTTAATCTAGATAAACATTTAGATACAATGCCACCTTATCAAGAGCATGAAGTATTTATAACTGCACATAAATTATTTAATAATGTTGATGGCGGATATAAGCCTAATTAAATACAAGAATACCAAGAATACAAGAATACAATTGGTATTTTATAATTCATCTAAATTAATAAAATGATTATAATTATTATTATATTCGGTAACATCGCAATCTAAAAATCGTCTTAAAAAATATACATAATTGCGTATATGTATTTCTCCACAATAAACAATCATGTTTTTAATATTTAATGATCTTTTAAACATTCTGGCCAAACCATAAATATCCATTATGATAGTACGAAATTCAATAAATAAATCACACATTTTGATTAATAATTTGTAATCATCTTTTAATAATTTATTCATATTTTGGTCTTTAGTTATTTCATCATAATAATTACTGTAATATTCACTCATATAATCTATATAATCATATATTTCATCTTTTACGGATGATAGTTCAATTTCTTTAGTAATTTTAACATCTGTTTTAATAATATTATTACATATATCTGCAATATATTTTGTATAATATTCTCTATCAAATATGTCATTAAATGTTACATCTTTTTTTTTAATTTTACCATATCTAAAATGATATAATGCCTGAAAATTATGTTTAATGTATCTTGTTTCATCTATATTACGATGCACAAAATCGTTCAATATATGAACAATTTCAACAAGTTGTTCATCAAAAACATTTGTGTATTTAATTCTATAATCAATATAATGAGCTCTTAAATTTTTGTATTCACATTTACTCTTGTCATAACTCAAACATGATTTAAAAGTTTCATCAATTAGATACATTGAAGTAGCACTCATTTTATTACCTTGTATAGAATCTTTTGATGATTGAAAATCATATTCGTAAAAAAAATCATAATTCGTGTCTTTGTTTTGTGTTACTAATGATTTTAAATAAAATGCAAAAGGTAACCCTGCCTTATTATTAACATTAAATTGTTTAAATGTTAGTGGAGCATGCCATTCGCCATACATAGTAATATTAATTCCTTTATAATTACATCTATAACATGTTGATGGTCCGATAATAATAGAAACAAGATCTAATGGCAATTCATCACAAGATTGTTTAACAAAATTTTGTATATCAGGTCTATCTTCATACTTATGTTCTAATTTTCTTTTTGGATCACATTTAATAATAATGTTGCTTTCCAAATAATCTGGGCTATTTAAAAATTCACATACTTCTTCCTTAGATAACATATCAATAGTCTTGTCGTTAATTTTTAAAAATCCTACATCAGTTAGAATTTGTTTTAATTTTGACAGTGACACACCTTCGCCAGACTCACTCGAACAAAATTTATTATATGTATAATTAATTACTTCATTTGATTCTTTATCTTCAAAATTTTCGTATAATATATCTAATGCCTTTTGATTCTTTAATTTTTTAGCAATCTTAAATGCAATATCTGGAGGAGGAACTCCATTCATAGCCAGCGTTTCAACACTGACATTTTCATTTAACTTAATAAAAGGAACATATAAATCACTCGCGGGTTTGTAACTTTCAATGATTATATCTATTATGTTAGAGTCATTTGTACTTTCAATAATTTTCTCTATTGTGTCATAATTAACAAATTGTAATAGTAATGATATTATATCCTCATTATTAATACGTATAGCTTCTTGAAAATCACTAAATGATACATCTTTAGTTTTACTATTCAATAGTTTTTTTATATTTGCAAGATTTTCGGTTCTTATAGACTCAATTAATGTTGACATGTTCCTGTATATTATAGTAAAATATTAAATGATTCAATAAAATATTAAGAACATAATTATAGACTCGTTTGAGATTTCTTAATATTAGGAAATTTTCTATTTATTATATATACACAAAAAAAATGGAAAACTTTAGTGGTCATCGCCTTCGCGTTACAACTGTCGATATTCTTGTTCGTGCATTGAAGTACTTCATTGAGGGTGGTGCTGTTGCCTTCGCCGCCTATGTTATTCCCCAAAGAAAGTTGAATGTTAAAGAGATTTTAACAATTGCAATCACTGCCGCCGCCATTTTCGCAATTCTCGACTTGTTTGCCCCTGCTGTCGGCACAGCTTCTCGTCAAGGTGCTGGTCTTGGTATCGGTGCAGGCCTTGTTGGATTTCAAGGAATTAATCTTGGTCAAGGTTTAGCCATTCCAGGAGTGCCAGCTCTTGCGTAATAATTTAAAACGATTAAAAGACTAAAAGACTAAAAGAAAAAAGATTAAATCGTAATCTTTCCCTTCTTTAATTGATCCTTTCTTGCATAGAAATCTCTTGCACGTTGATCAAATTCTCTATCGTTATCTAATAATAGTTCATATAATTCATCACACATCTCATCAGTTATTGAATAGTGTGAACTGTTAATATCATAAGATCTCCAAGGAATCCATTTCCCAACAGGAACAACCCATTTACTTGTAGGTTCTTTTGGCATTTTTGATGCAAATGTCTCTGCTTTTCCCTTTGATGAAAAAACACCTGTGATTTTAACTCCACGTTTATTTGTCTCTTTTCCATGAAGCTTTTCATAATTTGAATCCAAATTTTTAACATTAGCAACAATATAGTTATTAAACTTATATTCTAAGTCATCAACATTATCAGTAAAAGGTCTTTGTGGTGCATTAAATTCTCCATCCTTTATTTTCAAATATTTCAACATAGATATAACATTGTCAATCATACGATTATCCCTATTGTATTTCAATGATCTATATCTTGCAATCTCATCATCTGCACGTTTTGTTATATCTGACACAACTTTATTATAAATAATTGTTGCCATATCTGCAAGTAATTTATTACCTTCATTATGATATATATCATTAACAGTCTTCATAGAGCTTTTTAATGACTGGTCTACAGGTGAAATGAATGTAACAACCGCCCAGTTTTGGCAGTCTGCATTTGAAACTGTTGTAACAAATGGCTGATCATTATACTTTGCAAGAAAGTCCATTTTTTAGTACTTAATGAGAGTAAAAGTAGTATATATTATTGCATGTTCTTCTTTTTATATTCTTTTTGGTGGGGGGACGTGCCGTCCCCCATGACCCCCTTGCCAAGGAACTTTCTTTGTGTAACAGTGGTGTTTCAACAAATAACCAAAGCGAGGGGGTTATGGGAGACAGCTGTCCCCCAAGCGAGGGGGCATAGGGGACAGCTGTCCCCTAAGCTGTCCCCTAATTAATCATCATCAATATTAATAAGACATTTAGGAATTTCCTTTAAATTTGAAGAACTTTCGTCTTCGACATCACTATTATCACCGTTATCGCTATTTGTGTCATTTGTGTCATTAGTGTCATTAGTGTCATTAGTGTCATTTTTTAGTATGTGTGAATATAATTCACTAGATCCTTTTGGCCACATATCAAGATCAACTTTATATTTATCAATTTGATACTGTTCTGATACATATAATTTATTTCGTGTATATCCTTGTTTAACAAAATTACCACACTTGTCGATAATATCAACAATTAACGGTCTTACATCATGTACTTTTCGTAAAATTCTTCCAACTGCTTGTTCAACCTCCGTCATTGGTGTCGCCATAATAAGAGTATTTAGATCTGGAATATCAAGACCTTCTGAAGCTATTTGATAAGTTCCTAGGATTATATCACATTTTGCACTTTCATCAAGCATTCTTCGATGTTCTATTTTACTTTTACCTTGATTACCTCTATAAAATCCAACTGTACCTATACCTGCTCCAGAAAGCATTGAATGCAACTTATCAAGATGTGCTCTTATTCCGCTTAAGACAAGAATCTTCCTAGATTTGTTGTTTGTACGTAAGCAAGTAATAATTCCTGTTATTAAAAGGTTCCTAGAATAAAGTGATGTTAAAGCATTGACCATACCTGTCGTGTTTTTATGGCCAGTGCTATTATAAAGAGTTTCGTAATTGTTTGAAGTACTTTCTAGTTGTAACTTTTTTACAAGAACATTCGTATTACCAGAACGTTTTTCTGAATGACACAAGTCACCAAGATAGTAATTAATTACTCTAGTTAGTCCGTCTTTTCTTTGTGGAGTGGCACTCAATCCCAGAACATATTTACAATTAATTTTTGGTAATGCTAATGAAAACATTTCACTTCCCAAATGATGACACTCATCTACAATAAACATTCCAAATGTTTTAAATTCCTCTTTGTTGTATTCTCGTTTGCTTAATGTATGTACAATAGCTATTACAAAATCTTTATTCTCTATATCAAATATGTCTTGTTGAATTCTACCAATACGCGCTTTGCCTCCAGTAAATTTTGTTATTGCTTCAGCCCATTGATCTGCCAAAAATTCTTTGTTAACTACAATGCCAGTCTTATATCCAAAAAGAGTTGCTATATAAATTCCAATTGCTGTTTTACCAAAACCACATGGAAGAGATAATAGTGCGCCACCTCCTGTTTTTAATGCATTAATAGTTTTTTCAATGCCTGTTTTTTGATGAGGGAGCATATTAAAAATAAATTTGATATCAGATGACATTTTATCTCCTTGTGCAAAATTTACTTTTTCAGGAATGCCAAATTCTTTTTTACCATAAAATCTAGGTACTATAAAATAATTTGGTGTTTCTGTATATATCTTAAATGATGGTGGTTTTGCTCCAGAAAACGAAGAGAAAGATGCAAGAACAATAGGAGAAACAGTCAAATCTTTCTGAATTTTAACTATTTCGTCTGGTTTTAAACACTTTTTATGTAGCAAATAACCATCATGTCTTAAGTGACGATGCATAGGCTTGGGGGACGTTCGTTCCCCATTACCCCCTCGCTTGGTGAACGTTCGTTCACCATTACCCCCTCGCTTTGGTTGATTTTCTTGTTTTATCTCTTGTTTTGAAACTTGTTCATCGTTTGAATTTGATTGTATCTTCTTATTTACTACGAGCTTAATCTTATTATTTTGGTGATCATTCTTTATTTGTTCATTAATTTTTGGATTAGGTTCTGTATTTTTCGTAACAGCAATAGGACCATTCTCAGTAATAAAACATAATTTTGTATCAATTGGCGTAAATGAACGAACACCTGACATTTTTTGTCAAGAATATTTTATTAAATTATTTAAATTATATCAAATCATATTAAGCATTTTTTCTTTATATTCTCAACAAATAACCAAAGCGAGGGGATTATGGTGAACGAACGTTCCCCAAAAAATGAGAGGAGGGGGTTATGGGGGAACCTAGGTT